CGGCGACTGCCGTCAAATCCGCCGAGGCAGGGCGGCCTTTGAGGTTTAGGGCGGCGAGCATCATAAAACCCTGCGCGATTACTTTTTTGAGCCAGTTATTCTTCGCCTCCATTTGACCACTCCATCAAACCGCCCAACCCGCTCCTCAATTTGGTGCTTGCCACCTCTCCCGCGGGAGAGGGTTGGGGAGAGGGCAAAACCGCCGTTCCCGCCGTCTTTTCAGGCGACCAAAACGTAATGTTTTCCAATAAATAACCGTGGCTGGTCAGCGGCGGTGTCAGCTTTCCCGCATCCCGTGCTTCAAGGCATCGTGTTGCCGCCCAAATCCAAGCCTCGCGCGGGGCCGGGTACGTTTTTCGGTTACGGACAATCTTGCCGTCCCGTATCATCGGCGCAATCTCGCCGACAAGCTTTGAAACCCGGTTAAAACTTAAATCCTTTTCTGCGGGGCGAAAAAGCGTCAGATACCGCAATACCGCCTTAAAAAGGTCGTCTGAAATGCCGGTCAGGGCAATCAGGGCTTCGCGGGCATCGTCATGGGCGATTAATACATCCAAGCTCATCACCGCACCGCAGGTAGGGCAGCGTACTTTCATGTTCTCGCCTCCATCAGACTTTTAAGGCTGCAGTAAACCAAGTCGGAAAAATCAATAGCTGCATCACATGCCCGATCACCATCTTCTACATCCACCGGAGGGTAATAAAACAACCCGTTTTTCCAAGATGTATTTGCGGCGACAACCGCATAAACTTCTTCAAGCGTACAGCCCTCATTCAGCTCTTTACTCAGGTAATCTGTATCGCCTTCTTGGTTACCCAAAGCAGCATCCTGAGTAATCTTGATAATGCCGTCGCGGGCGATATTTAGATAAATTGTCATTGCGCCGCCTCCAAATCCTTACGGCTCAAGCACCGCAATGCCGTCTGAACCACATCCTCAACTTCATCCGATAGTTGAGACGACACATACATCATCACAAACTGACCCGATACCGTTGTCAGCTCGGCGGCAAGATGACCGCCTTTCTCCCGCCAAACTGATACTTTTATTTTGCTGTAATCCCTGTTCATTTTTCTGCTCCCGCGGGTTCCAAAACCACGCCTGTTATTTTGTCTGTCTCGCTCATTCCGCCATAAACTGCTTCCCAGTTTTTATCAGCTTCCAGAGCATCCCTTTGTTCTGCCGTTGCCGCGACCGGCTGGCAGGAGGCCAACATGACGGTTAATATCCATAAACCCCTCATTTGTACTGCCCCCTGTCATAGACGTTGATCTGCATAGGCTGTTTTTGGCGGCAAGGTTCGGTCAGCATTGCCTGTATGGCCACGACGATGGACAGCAGCACAATTACAATGGCAAATTCGATTTCATCTTTTTTCATGATTTCCCCTTTATTTTTCAGACTCTTCCGATTCGTTGATTCCGGCCAGAACGGCTAACTCCACTATGTCCTGCCAAGTCAATACAAACCGCTTCCCAGTAGCTTTACTGACGACCATCGGCTCACATCCCACAGAGATTTCCATCGTGTATTCCATGCTGCCGACTTTCCCGGTAGCTACCTGTTTTCTAAGTGGGAGCAGCAAGTGATTGGGGTCAATAAATTTTCCGAATTTGTTATCCATCTCACACCCCCCGTACCACATCGCCGTCAACCATCTCAAAACCAAGCTCCGCCGCCTGATTCATCGCTGCCGCCACCAAGTTGTTGACCGCCAGCGGATAGAGTAGGCTGTTGGTTTCTAATCCCTTGCTCGTGCGGCTTTTGACTGTCAGACGCTCGGCAACTGCATCAATCGCACTCTGGTCTAAAATCTTTGCCATATCCGCATTGACGCGGTCAAATTTGTGCTTGAGATAGCCTTCGAGCTTGCCGTCGGTCAGCGGCAAGAGCGTAACCACTTCGCAGCGTTGCACCACCTCGCGCACCGCAGGATTGTTTTCGCTAAGTTTTTGTGCCAACTCCGTCTGACCGATTAAGACAATCCCGAGCAGGCGTTCAAACCCGTTTTTTAGCTCAAAAAAGCGTTTCAGGTGTTTCAGGGTTGGCAGCGGCAGGCCGTGCGCCTCTTCGATCAAGAGCAAGTGTTTGTTGCCTGCTTTCGCGCTTTCCGACAAAGCGCGGTGGATTTGGCGGAAACGTGCTTCCGGACTGCGTTTAGGGCTGGTTCCCGGCGATACTGCCTCCAAAATGGCCTCGGCAATATGTACTGCCTTAAGCGTTTTGCCTTTTTGGTCGTTGTCCTCCATTGCCAAGACATAAGGCTCGATCAGGATGATTTGTCGGCCTTCGCGGTTGATACGGTCTTGCAGGTCTTCTCGCAGTGTGGATTTACCCGCGCCGCTTTCACCGACCACCGCCACAAAACCGCCGTGGCAGGCCGTCTGAAACATTGCCTCGCGCACATAGCGCACATCCGGCGTCATATACACATCGTCCGCAGACTGGATTTCGTCGTTAAACGGATCGCGGAATAGGCTAAAATGTTGTTTTGCCGCTTGGTTTAAAGTTGCTTTTCGTAGTAACATCTCATTGTCCTTGTCTTCGTAAGTTGCTTGGGCAGGTGCGGCTTCCGGCTCGTTTCTCAGGCTCGCTGGGATTTCCGCACCATTCGTTTCAAAAAATTGTTTCAATTTCCTTCGCAGCTCGGCTGCGTTTTTTTTCGGCCATTGCCCGTGATTGACTACCGCCACCAGCATCGGCTTGCTGCATCCGATTTCGGCTGCCGCGGCGGCATAGGATTTGCCGATTTGCTTAAAGGTCTGTTTCATGCTTTCCCTTTTTTTCAAATGCGACGACGTCGTCGCATTTGCCTAACCGGTTTTATGCAGTTTCAGACGACCCATCGTCTTGAGCCTGTCGTAAACCTCGTCCAATTTGCTCTCGACCACGCCTTCCGAGTAGTGTTTGAGGATGACCGCCATCGCCTGTTTCCAGTCGCCGCCGTCTGCCTCGACGCGGGGTTTTAAGCGTTTGGCGATTTCGACCTTGCTCAATACCTGCTCAGAGACTTCCATCCGGTTGTACGCCATCTGCTGTCCCTGTTTGGGCATAAAGAGCGTATTTCGCGCGGCGAGCGTATCTTCCTGATGTTTGTACGGGTCGATTTCGCCGCCGAATGGGACTGCTTTGTCTTTGCGTTTGGCGGCTGCCGCCTCCAGCGTTTCCGCACCCATCGCCAGCTTGTCCAGCTCTTTTCGATGATGCTGCGCGTCCGTATCGGCAGGGGCTTTGTATTCCGCCCCGATGACCGCGGCGTCAGCCCTGAAGCCCATCTCGTCAAAAACTACTTCGGGTACGGATACCCAAACCTCGTTACCCTCCGCGTCATAAGTGGCGACCCGCGCCCCGTTTACCTCCCAAGGGTTCTTACCGACCAAAACCTTCTAACCGACCAAAATCCCCTTGATGCCTTTCACGCTATATACCCGTCCGCCGAAGCGGATTTCCAAATCCGCCGAGACTTTCGCCTCTTTCGGCGCGCTGATGGCAAGCTCTCGGCAATAATCTGCAGGCGGCGGCAGGATGAGCTGCTCGGGTTTGATTTTGTTCCACGCCTGATAGCGGGTCATGCCGTGGCGGCTGTGCTTTTGCGTACCGTTGTAGTAACGCATCCACCGTTCCGATAAAGCATTGAGCTGGTCGATGTCGTGCACCTCGGTAAAGCGCAACCCGCTCTCAAATGCCGTTTCGACAATATCGTTAGCTTTTTCTACTTGCCCTTTGGCACGCGGATTGCCCGGCTTGTTGATTTGCACATGCACATCCAACGACTTGCACAAATTTTTAAACGCTGCCGAAGTATTCGCGCTGCCCGGGTCAAGCATGACCATGCGCGGTACGCCGCGAAACGGGTCTTTTAACGGGTCTGCCTTTTGCTGCATCATGTAGATGAAAAAGTCGCAGAGGTTCGCGCTGGTCTCGCCGCCGAAGTAATAACGCACCGCAATCGTGCCGGAGGCATGGTCTGTCCCCGTGTACCGCCAGACGCGGTCGTTTTCGATTTTGACGACGTTTTTCGGCTTGTTTTTATAAAACTCCTCTTCCTTCATCACCCGCAGCCCCGTATCCTTACCCTGACGTGGTAGGTAATACAAAACGCACAAACTCGGGTCGATTTGCCAACAATGGTTCGGATGTTCTGATTTCATCCGACTGACCGGGTCGGGTTGGAGCAGTTGGTCGGGATGCAGCTTGTACTCTCGTAAAGCTCGGGTAATAGTGTTTTCAGAAAGGGGGATGACTTCCCCGGTTTCCTCATCAATCCGCGCCGCCTCGATTTTTCCGTTGGCGCGCAGCATTTCCACCGCCTGCCGCACTGACATCAACCGCTTGCCGTTGCGCCTCATCGCCTCCACCAAAACCGCCGAAATCAATTTGGCTTCTTCTGGTTTCAGTTCCGTCTTGCCCGCATCGCTGCGCCGTTTGCGCGTCGGCTTGACGCTGACCGCCTCCAGCTTGCGGTATAGCGTGGCAAGGCTGATGCCCAATTCCTGCGCCTGCTGCTTAAGATATGCAGAGCGTGCGCCGCGTCCCATTGCTTCCACCTGATTCTCGACTGCCTTAAGACGCTCAATCATTGCCGGATTCATCGCCTTCTCCCGTTTCACCGCCCAACCATTCCGGCACATTGTCTGTCGGTGCTTCGGTCGGTAGAGCATAGCTTTCGCGCAGTTGCTCGCAGTCCAAAATAATTTGATTGAGCGTGCCGACCATCTTCGCGCGGTGGTCAAATCCATGCGCCTCGCCGTGAGCCGCCATCTGTTCGAACATCTCGCGCAATCGGCTGATTTGCGAGCGGATACCGACTTCCAAGCTGCCAAGCTGCATCGTCAGCTCGATGCCCACATCCGCAGGTTTAGGCTCTTTGACACCCGTCTGCTTTTTCGACAGCTTTTCTGCCAGCTCATCGACCTTTTTATTTTTATCGGCAATTACCTTATCTTTCGCTTCCGCCGTTTCGCGGCTTTCGCGCAGGGCGACGCGCAGCTCCTTGACCGTCATACGGTCAACATCGTCAAAAGTGTTGCCGTTGACCTCACCGCCTTCGGCAAGCTCCAACAAAGTGTCGTCGTCTTCAACCAGCAGCTCGAGCAGTTTGGATTTGCCCAACGTCATCAGCTTATGCTGCACCTGTTTCATTTTCGGGTCGATAAATCGGAGGGTGGCATTCATCAATCTTTGAGATTCCCGCCGTCCGAGGCCGAATTCTTTTTCAGCGATTTCGGCAAAACGCCCATGCGGCGTATGCTCTTTGATGATGATCAGCGCGCGCCCCAGCTCAAACATCCCTTCCATTGTTTGGCGTACCGCGAATCGTCCTCGCTCAATCCATACCGTCTCGTTGTAGGCCTCGCCGTTCGAAAACTTGTCCATAACCTCCATGCTGTGGATAGCCAGTTCGTTTGCCGTTGCGCCGACCGTATGTCCTAAAATTTCTGTTGCCATTTCTTTTGCTCCTCAAATGCGACGACGTCGTCGCATTTAGTAAATTCGGTTTTCCAATTCTTGCAAGCGCGCATTTAACCGCTCTTGCTGTTTTCTAAATCGCTCTGCAATTTGCAGGGTTTTGATGCCGTAGGCGTAGTTTCCGTTATCCAACTTGACCACCAACCCAGAAGCAATCAAATCATCGAGATCCCTACTGATTTGTGTTGGTGTCATCCCCAGCCCAACCGATAAATCTTTATTACTCAGACCGATAATCGGATGCTCGTCAAGCGCGATAAAGACCCTCAATAGTCGCTGTACCCTTTTACTTTCTACCATCCGCATCCTCCTTATTTCAGTCCCAGTTTCTTGGCAATTTCGTGCCCCTTGCCGTAGTTGCCTTTACGCTGTCCGCCGACCACCAGATACACATCGCGCGGCTTAAAGCCGTTCTCTCTTGCCCACTGCGCCAGCGTTTGGCCGTTTTGGGCAAAATTTTCTTTTAATTTTTCGATAGTTATAGCCATAGATAGCCCTTTCTCATTGTGATAAAATAGTGAACTGTTTATGTACTAGAAATTAACTAGTGCATTACTGATGCGTGAATTATGAGAAAATTTTTTCTCTTTTTCAAGGATTAAATGTGGAAAATTATTATCTTTTTGGTAACCGATTGAAAGAAGAAAGAAAAAAATTGGGACTAAACCAAGCTGAAATAGCTAAAAAATGTGGTGTTTCTCGTGAAATGTGGGGAAAGTGGGAGCGAGGTGAGAATAAACCTTCAAGTGAAAAACTTTTCTCTTTTGAGCAGATTGGCATAGACGTTCAATACGTCATGCACGGCAGGCGCGGCGAAACAGTCGCCTTGCCGCCTGACTCCTTGAGTCCCGAAGAAAAAGAACTGCTTGCCCTGTTCCGCGAAACGGCAGCAGCCGACCGCGAAATGATTCTGATGGTTGCGCGCAGGGCAGAGAAAAAAGCCGCATTTTCGGCTGAAAAGCCGAGAGTAAAAAACAATACTCATATTGGGAAAGTTGGTCAAATAGTACAGGCAGACAACATAGAAACTGTTAAAGGCGGGAATTTCAAATTTTAAGGAGATAATATGAAAATCGGGAAAGTCGGTCAGTTGATACAGACAGAAAATATCGGGACGATAATATACGGGCAGCATGGCGTTCATACCGAGCAAGAGCTTCGGTTGCGCTTGAAGGAGTGTGCCGAGGATTATAAAAGCCTTCGATACCGGCAATTTTTCAATATTCCCAATATTGCTTCTATCTTATTTATTTTGTTGCTGTCTTTTTTAGTATTTGAATGGTATCGGGAATGGGAGATGCAACCTTTTGGGAGCGGTAATGTAAAAGAGCATTGGACGAATTTTGTGGTTTTGATGATGGCGAATATGGCCTGTTTGTATTGGAAACAGCAAAAAGCTCAAAAAATCAAAAGGCAAAAACAAGAAATTTTAGAAGACTGGCATTACTATAATGACTTGTTGAGAAGAGGCATCTATAGGGACTGACAGACGATGGAACAGATTCTTTCCTTACTTCAACCTAACCAACGCTATACCCCATCCGTCAAAATCCATGGTGAAGATATTGCCGAGTTGAACCGTCAGGCAACCACATACAAAGACAAAAAAAATTGGGATTCCGCACTCTCCTGCCTGTATCGGGCGCGTGAAGTCGCCTTACGACAGTCCGAAGCACAAACCGTTGCTCAACTCCTACGTCTGCCTTTATTTCTCCAGCAGGCAGGCTATTTTGAGGGGCCAAATATGAGTTGGTATATCTGATTGAAAATATGACAGCTTTTATCAAACTCGAAACCAAAGGGTTTGACTGTATGAAATTTCAGACGGCCTTTTATAAAGAAATTTATCTTGAAGCCATCTGCAATAAAGCCGCATTGATTTTCAAAAGGGAAAAAAACAAAGAGACTTCCGCCTTATTTAAGAAAATGGCAGCGGGGCATACGGAAAAAAGGATTGCGGCATTTGACGCACTCAAAGCCGCACAAAAAGAGGCGTTGAGAAAACGCTGTTTTTAAAACTTCAATAAAAGGAAACATGATGGCTGAATTAACGCCCCTGCTTGCTTGGACTTTTACCGAAGAATGTCCGATTCCTGCCGATGTCGGCGAGCTGTTGGTCGCAGGAGAACAGCCCATTGCGGCGTATAAAACCATGCGCGATAGTGCCGTTTTTACCGACAAACGGTTGATTGTTCGTGATGCACAAGGCCTGCGCGGGAAAAAAGTGGAAATCTATTCGTTGCCTTATGCCAATATCAACATGTGGTCTAGTGAAAATGCTGCGGGCTTTTTGGATTTTTCAGCCGAATTGGAACTTTGGACCCGCGCCGGACACATCAAAATCAATCTGCTTAAAGGTATTGATGTCCGAAAATTGGACAAACTTATTGCCGATTGTGTTTTGAGGTAAACAATTCGATTAAAGACGGGTTTTAACCCCCTTTAAAAGCCCATTCAGACGACCTTTTCTAAAATCCCTGTATTGATTTCAACCTCAATACAGGGATTTTTCCATGTCAGACAAATTCAACCAATTCATCAACCGCGTCCTCTCTCACGAGGGCGGTTACGTCAACCATCCCAAAGACCCCGGCGGCGAAACCAACTGGGGCATCACCAAGCGTACCGCAATGGCAAACGGCTTTAACGGTTCCATGCGCGCCATGACCCGCGAACAGGCTATCGGCATTTATCAAAAGGCGTTTTGGGAGCGTTACCACGCAGACCAAATGCCCGAAGCGGTCGCTTTCCAATTTTTTGATGCCTGCGTCAACCACGGTTACGGCAATGCCGCCCGTATGCTCCAACGCGCCGCAGGCGTGCCGGACGACGGCATCATCGGCGAAATCAGTCTCAAAGCCATCAATTCCCTCCCCGAAAACGACCTTTTATTGCGGTTCAACGCCGAGCGTCTGGTCTTTTATACCAAGCTCGGTACGTTCACGTCTTTCGGTAAAGGTTGGGTCCGCCGCGTCGCGCAAAACCTGATCCACGCATCAGCGGACAACATTGATTAAAAAAGGAGCAATCATGTCAAAAAAGTCTTTACTCGCCCTAATGGCCGCCGTGATGTCTCCCAGTTTCAGCGTCGATCTGGGCATTCGTTCAGCTATACCTTCTCAGGGATGTCGGACGATGCCTCACCGTCCAAGCGGGGTAGCGGCAGCGAAACGCGCCGCGAAGAAAAACCGTCAAAAATGACCGGCTTTTTCCGATGGCTGGGCGGTTTAGTCTCCAATCCCGCAACCGGAAAAATCAGCCATACCAAATTATGGGCAAACGTTGCCGCCGCAGCGATGACCTATAAATTCTCGCTCTCGCCCGATGCCCCCGAATGGCTTTGGTGGGCATACGGAGCAATGGTCGGCGGCTACGCCTTAATCAAACGCGGCATTGCCACCGTACCGCAGTTGGCGGAAATCAAAAAATCCGAGAATCCGGAAGAATGGAGCGGCAATGATTGATTTTTTGTACAAAAACAAATCGGCATTGGCATGGCGTGCATTGATTGTTTTGGGCATCTGGCTAAGCGGTTATCACTATGCCGCCGACAAAGCCGATGCCAAGCAAACCGCCCTGATTACCGCCTACCAAAACTCATCAATGGCGGCAGCCAAACAATACGCCGACGAGCTTAAAAAAGCGCAGGCGGAAACGAAGCGTTGGCATGACTTCGCGCAGCATCAAAGCATCGAGCTGGCATCCGCCCTGAGCGAACTGGATAAAAATAAAAACACTTTACAGGAGCAAACGCATGACGCGATTAAAAAAGACGGCAATGGTTTTAACGGTATCGGCTCTAACAGCCTGCACCTATACAACCGTGCCTTCGGATACCCCGATTAAAACCGTACCGACAGTGGATTTGCCGCCTGTATCTACCGGGCTGCTGGTCAAATACGAACGCCCTGAGCGTCCGACCGGCGGCTCACCCGAACAACTCTTAAACCATGCCGTACGTTACGGCGAATACTGCCAAAAATTGGAAGTCCAAGTCTCCGGGTGGCAGGACTGGTACACGAAAGGCCGTCTGAAAAATGACTGATTTTGCCGACCGCGCATCAGAGCGTGAAGCCATATTTTTGGAAGAGTCCCTGGCGAAACATCAAAACACACCGGAACGTGCCGACAGCCTGAGCCATTGCGAAGATTGCGGCAGCCCGATACCGGACGCAAGGCGAAAAGCAGTCAAAGGCTGCACCCGCTGCATCGTTTGCCAAGAATATTTCGAACACGGATGGCCTTAAAAATGGAAAAAACCTTTATACACATCGAATTTTGGCAGTTGGTCGGATTTCTTCTCTCCTTCCTCGGCATCTGTTTTACCTTCGGCAAAATGCTGCTGGCGCAATTCCGCGAGCAGCAGGACGAACGCCAAAAACAGCAAGAGCGCCTGCAAGGCAAAGTCGAAATCATGGAAAACAAACTGGCGGAATTCAACGCCGGACTGCCCCTGACCTATGTTTTGCGGGAAGACTACATCCGCAATCAGGTCGTCCTCGAAGCCAAGCTCGACAACGTCGCCGAAAAACTCACCGAAATATACAAAATGGAAAGCGTAAAGAAATGATTAGCCAAGAATTGATTGCCAAACAACGCCGCGAGGGGATGCGTTGGAACATCATCAACACCCTTAATAAAGCCCGCCCTCATACCACCAGCGAGGCCTTTCTGCTGGACATCATGAACGCGATTTACCCGCAGACCACCGCCACCGAACTGCGCCAGCAGCTCGACTACCTTGCCGACCGCAAAATGGTCGAGCTGAATAAAGCACCGCACGGCTTGTGGTTTGCCGACCTGACCAGTTTGGGTGTCGATATTGCCGAATACACAGTCGAGTGCCGCGCCGGTATCGCCCGCCCCGAAAAAGTGTGGAGCTGATATGGCAAAACGCAGCGTCATCGACCAACTCCCCGAAGCTGTACGCCACGAGTTCGAACGGAAACTCGTCGAAAACGGCTTCGCCGACTATCAGGCATTATCCGAATGGTTGCAGCAACAGGGATACGAAATCAGCCGCTCCGCCGCCCATCGGTACGGCCAAAAAGTACAGCGTCGGTTTGCCGCCATCAAAAACAGCACCGAAGCGGCACGCCTGATTGCCGAAGGTGCGGCAGACGAGGGGGATACCCGCTCCGAAGCCTTGATGGCGATGTTGCAGACAGAGTTGTTTGAGGCATTGGTGCAGATTGGTGAGATGCCCGAAGACGAGTTAAACGCGCTTGACCGCTTCGGTATTATGAGCGAGGGCGCGCGCAAAATCAGCGGGCTGATTACCGCCGGTACGCGCCTGAAGGAATATCAGGCAAAAGTTAAAGCCAAAGTCGAAGCCGCCGCCGAAAACGTGGCCAAGCAGGCAAAAAAAGGCGGGCTGTCCGACGCGGCTGCCGAAGCCATCCGCAAACAGATTTTAGGTATCGCATCATGACGACCAAAACCGAAGACCGAACGCCATCGGCATTGCTGCCTTACCAGCAGCGTTGGTGCGCCGATAACTCTCCCGTCAAACTCTGCGAAAAATCCCGACGCATCGGTCTGAGCTGGGGCGAGGCTGCCGATACCGCCTTACTTGCCGCCTCATCGGGCGGCATGGACGCATGGTACATAGGCTACAACAAAGACATGGCTTTGGAGTTTATCCGTGATTGTGCCAACTGGGCGAAATTCTACGGTTTGGCGGCGGGAGAAATCGAAGAGACCGAGGAGGTGTTCGTCGAGGGGGACGACAAAAAATCCGTCCTCGCCTTCGTCATCCGTTTCGCGTCCGGCTGGCGCGTTACTGCCTTATCCAGTCGCCCCTCAAACCTTCGCGGTAAGCAGGGGCGCGTCATCATCGACGAGGCGGCGTTCCACGAGCAGCTCGGCGAGCTGCTCAAAGCGGCAATGGCATTGCTGATGTGGGGCGGCCAGGTGCATATCATCTCTACGCATGACGGGGTGGACAATCCGTTCAACGAGCTGATTACCGACATTCGTGCGGGCAAAAAGCCGTACTCCATCCACCGCATTACTTTCGACGAGGCCGTTTCAGACGGCCTCTACCGCCGCATTTGCCTGCGCTTGGGCAAAGAGTGGACGGCAGACGGCGAAGCCGCGTGGTGCAAGGAAATCCGCGATTTCTACGGTGAAGATGCCAGCGAAGAGTTGGACTGCATCCCTAAAAACGGCGGCGGCAAATGGCTCAACCGAGCCTTGATTGAGAGCCGTATGAGTCCTTATACGCCGGTTATCAGATACGACCAAAGCGATGAGTTCGGCCTCTTGCCCGAGCCGAGCCGCGCTGCCGAAGTGGCGGACTGGATAGCCGACACCCTGCAACCGCTGCTCGATGGTTTGGATAAAACCCGCACCAGCTTTGTCGGCGAAGACTTTGCCCGCAGCGGAGACCGTACCGTCATCGTCCCTTTGTTGCAGCAGACTAATTTAAGCCTTAAGTCGCCGTTCGTGTTGGAGTTGGGCAATATGCCGTTTGCCCAACAAGAGCAAATCATGAAACACCTGTTGCACGGCTTACCCAATCTGCGCGGAGCGGCATTGGACGCGCGCGGCAACGGTCAATCAATCGCCGAAGCCATGCGCGACGAATTTGGCGCGGAGGTATGCGAGTCGGTCATGCTCTCGGAAAACTGGTACCGCACCCATACAGCTCCGTTCAAAGCCGCACTCGAAGACGGCACGTTGGACGCAATCCCCAAAGACGAAGACATCCTGACCGACCTGCGCGCCTTCGAGCTGGTCAGAGGCGTGCCGCGCATCCCCGATGTACGCACCAAAGGTCAAGACGGCAAAAAACGCCACGGAGACGCGGCGATTGCCTTTGTCCTTGCCCATTACGCCAGCCGCGAGCTGAATACCGGCCCGATACGCGTAGCCAGCCGCCGAATCCGCCGAAAAAGCGCATTAACCAAAGGTTATTAAGGTATTTAAAGAGTACATATCATGCCCAAACCCCACCTCAAACTCAAAACCAGTCAAGGCATCATGACCTTCAAGCCGCAGGATTTATCTGCCCATCTCGCCGTTTCCCGCCCGTTTTTCAGCGGTTTTGACGGCTGGCTGCCTAATCCCGACCCCGTTTTGCGCAAAATGGGCAGGCAAATCTCCGTTTACCGCGAGCTGATGCGCGACCCCTTGGTCGGCTCGTTGGTACGCCGCCGAAAAGCCGCCGTCGCCCGCCTCGAATGGCGACTTGAGGGCGACGATACGCCTAAAAATGTCCGGGATTTTATTGATAGCTGGCTGGCTGAAACCGATGTTTACCGCCTGATTAAAGACGTTTTAAACGCCGTTTTTTACGGCTATCAACCCATCGAGCTGATTTGGCGTACCGATTCTGCATGGCTGCCTGACAAAATCATCGCCAAGCCGCAAGAGTGGTTCGCCTTCAACGACGACGGCGAGTTGCGTTACATCCAAAACGGGCTGACCGATACCGTTCCGCCGCCTTATAAGTTTCTTTGCCCAACACACGAGGCAGATTATCTCAACCCCTACGGTTTGGGCGATTTGGGCTTGGTTTTTTGGCTGGTCACCTTCAAACGCGGCGGCCTTAAATTCTGGATGCAATTCACCGAAAAGTACGGTGCGCCTTGGCTGATTGGTAAAGAGCCGCGTTCCAATACCCCGCAGGATACCGACAAATTGCTAGACGCGCTCGAAGCTCTAATCGGCAACAGCGTCGGCACCATTCCCAATGATTCCAGCGTCGAAATCCACGAGGCAAGCGGCAAGGCATCATCTATTGATGCCTACGACAAGCTCATACGTTATTGCCGCTCCGAAATCAGCATTGCTCTGCTCGGACAAGACCAAACTACCGAAAAAGACAGTACCCACGCCAGCGCGACCGCTGGTTTGGAGGTAACGGACGACATCCGTGACGGCGATACCCGTATTGTTGAGGCGGCATTAAATCAGTTGATAAAGTGGGTGGTGGAGATTAATTTCGGGGAAGTATCTGAGCCGAAATTCGTGCTGTTTGAAAACGAGGAGAGCGGCACAAAAGAACGGGCCGAAAGAGATAAGATGATGGTGGATGCCGGTGCCAAGTTCACCAACCAATACTGGCAGCGCACATACGGCCTTGAGGACGGCGACTTGGCGGACGCAGTCCAACCAACCCAAGAGGGTAGAGCTGCTGATTTTGCGGAGTTCGATTTGACGGATGCAGGTTCGGTCATCGACGGACTCGCCCCCGATACAGACATTCTGAATAAACAAGGCGAATGGCTGACTGCCGTCCTAGTGGCCGAATTAAGTCGTGGAGAAACCGCCGAAAACCTGCTCGACCGTCTGTCCGCCGCCTATCCGAATATGGACGATACCGCCTTGCAAAACGAGTTGGCACGCCTGATTTTTCTTTCAGAATTGGTTGGAAAAGTTGAAGTAGCGCGGGAGATTAAATCGTGAACTCCGAAGATATTAAAGCCGTCTTCGGCATGAAGCCGGAAGCCGCCGTCGCCTATCTCAAGCAAAAAGGCATTGTCGTATCTTGGGACTGGCAGGATATGTTGGACGACGCGCACGCCACTGCCTTTACGGTGGCCAAAACCGCCAAAATGGAT